GATTACACTTGGGATGAAGATATAACTAATTGGGTAGCGGCTGTTGAATAATGGCGACTAACTTAAATGTATCAGAATTAGACTTTGATAAGATTCAGACAAATCTAAAGACGCATCTTCAAGCTCAAACTGAGTTTCAAGACTATAACTTCGATGGCTCAAATCTTGCAACTCTTGTAGATGCACTGGCGTATGCAACACACTATAATGGTGTGTATGCAAATGCTGCTGTCAATGAATCATTTTTAGATTCTGCTCAGGTTCGTAACAGTATCGTGTCTCACGCAAAGGCATTGGGTTATACACCTTCATCTGCTACGGCTCCTTCTGCTACGATTAGGTTAGTGTTTAATACAGCGACATCTTCCGTGAATATTGATAAGGGGACTAAATTCTCCGGTACATATCAGGGTACTTCTTATAATTTTGTAACTATCGACGCTTATACAGCGACTAACGATACTGGTATATACACAATCGATATACCTATATCGCAGGGTGAATACTTCACAAAGACATATACTTGGTTGGATAATACCACACAACGCTTTGTTCTAAACGAAGTTGATATTGATCGAGCATCAATTGATGTAGCGGTGAATGGTGATTTCTGGGTTCTAAACGAAGGTGAATTGGCTCTATTAGATGGTGATTCACAAGTATTCTTTGTACAGGAAAATCAAGATAATCAAACCGAAGTTTATTTCGGCCCAGACTCTGGCTTATTCGGTGCAAGGCCATTGAATAATAATCCAATCATTATTTCTTACGTAAGAACTAAAGGTGCTGCTTCCAATGGTACTACAACATTCTCTATTCCCGGCCTTGTGGGTGGATTTGACGCTCAGGATATTACAATAACCACAGTTGATGCTTCAACGCTTGGGTCTGACGCAGAAGAGATTGAAAATATTCGCTTCAGGGCACCAAAGAACTATGAAAGACAGGGACGTGCGGTAACATCGGAAGATTATAAAGCGATTATCTCCGATAGATTCGGTGATGTTCAAGCAATCAATGTATGGGGTGGCGAAGAAAATGATCCACCAAAATATGGCAAGGTTCTTATAGCGATAAAACCAACGGTTGGTGAAGAGCTATCCCCCATTACTAAGACTAAGTTGATTGATGAGATTCTCAAGCCTTATAATATTGTGGCGATTACACCAGAAATTGTAGACCCGGAATATATATATGTTGCGACAAATTCTAATATTAAATATAAGAAGAGTCTTACAAATAAATCTACCGGTGAATTAACCACAGTGGTTGAAGCCGCCATTGAAGCACAATTCAACTCAGATCTTAATGAATTTGGTTCAACTCTAAGATACTCAGGTATTGTGGCATCTATTGATAATGCGGAGGCATCAATTATCAGTAATGTAACTACAATTCAAATGAGTCGCAGATTCTTAAAAGACTCTACGAACACTGCTGGTATTTATGAAATACAATACTACAATAAAATCATACCTGGCACGGTAGTATCATCAACAATCGTTAAAACAGATGTTGCAGATTACGCTATTATGGATGATGGTCTTGGTGTTATGACACTATATAATATTACAGCACAAGCATTTGAAAATATTGAAATGGGTACTGTCGATTATACCACGGGTAAAATAGAATTAAACGGGTTTTTAACTGAAATAGATATTAATCAATCTATCTCAATTTATGCAGCGCCTGAAGACACGGACATATCTTCTGAGAAAAATTTATTAATCTTATTTGATTCGGCGACAATTGAAGCGACACCTATATAATGGATAATAAATTATCGATTTTAATTGATCGNACCCTACCAGAATTTATAAGAGACGAACATCCGACTTTCACGGATTTCATTAAAGCTTGGCTTGATTACTTGGATGGTGATATAGATGGAGCTCATTACCACCTAACACGATTAAGCGAATATATTGACCCAGATTATAATGATCTTATCGATGTATTGAAAAAAGCTTATATGGTTACATACCCAATAACACCTCTTGGGTCGGTGGAACATACACAAGATGATTTCCTCATCAAACAATTGCGAGAAATATATAAAAAGAAGGGCGGCGAAGACGCATATAAATTCTTTTTTAGAGCTCAATTTGATGAGGGAATTAAATTAAGATATCCTAAAGAATTTATATTAAAAACATCGGATGGTAAATGGTATGTGCCAAAATATATTGAATTCAACGGAGTGTCTAGCGATATTGCAAAATTCTTCAATAAGAAGATAAGAGGCCTTACATCTGGTGCTACAGCATTTGTTGAAGTAGAAGAGGGTACAGATCCTGGCAATGTAATAGCGACTGGTAGATTACCAGTAGAGGCTATTGTGGGTGAATTTATACAGAATGAAACTATTGAGGTTGTGGTGTGAGCGATACTCTCGTAATAACCTCCGCTGGTGTAATAGAAGGTGATGGGTATTATCTAAATACCGATGGCCACCCATCTTCTGATATGAAGATGCAGGATAATCATTATTATCAAGACTTCTCATATGAAATTGAGAGTGGTGTATCTACAAACTTCTATAAAGATTCGGTAACAGAATATTTACACCCCGTGGGTACTAAGATGTTTGGTAGATTGTTATGGCACACAGATATTCCTGCGATGCCGAGTCTACCACCCTCTGAAATTAGATTTGATTATCATCAAGATGGTGCATTCGCATTTAATACAAGCGCTAATTTTACAGGCGCTGGATTAAGACAATTATATGGTGTNCCGATGGTAACGGTGGGTACAGTGGCGGACATTCAATTAGAGAATGACGATGACCTAATCTCAGAGGATGGTCTATATACATTAGAATATCAGGGCAGGAATGTTGGTGGTAGAGCGAATGTTGAACCCGCGGAGTTTATGTGGGGAGATATCATATGTGAGAATGGAGATTATCTTACATTAGAGAATGGTGTAGATACATATATTCTCAATAACCAAACCATTACAATCGGTAGGACGGGCAATGGTACATTCACCGTCAATAGTATGATGGGTACTACGAATGTTCAGATTAATATTGACGCATCATTGATTAACTCCCACCCATTGAATGCTAGAACTGTTGCGGAGGATTGGAGAGAGGGTATATGTACACATGACGGATTTATTCTTACAACTAGACCTACACCACAATACTCAAGAATTATTGGATAAAACTATATAAATATAAACATGCCGGCTATAATTACAGAAGACTTCAGAATCACTACCATGACCAACTTTATTGCTGGTTTTGCAAATGATCCAGGTGAGACACATTACAAAACTCTATATATGGGTGTTGCGAAAAATAACGCATGGCCTACAGATGGTGCTGGTAGAATTGAAACTGATCCAGGCTTTACAGTACCCACACCAACGGAAACTGATGCTGCCATTGATACATTATGGACCGAGATTGTCGCGCTTAAGCGATTGAATCCAGATGATCTTATACCAGTTGTAAGAGAAGTAACATATGAGAATGGTGACAAATGGTCATTCATAGGAATTAACCCCAACTCAGTTAAAAAATCTTTCACTAGTACAGATTCTTATAAATCAATCGTACGAAATAGTGAAGGTAGAGTTTATTTATGTACAGGAGAGCCAAGCACTGGTACGTGTTATATTAATGCTTCTTCTGATTCTAATTATACAACAAGAACTACTTGTGAAGCTCAACTAAACAGTGTATGGGTACCAACCGCATCTAATTCTGAGCCTTTGGGATTACCGGTTAATCCCGGCGATCAATTAACGTTTGGTAATTATACTTGGGAATACCTTTGGATTCTAAATGTTAATGAGATAGCGACATTTGTGAATGATGATTGGCAGCCTGTATCGTACGGTCTATATTCTGAAGGGCAACCTGGATATGTAGAACAGGATATATATGGTATTAATCCAGCCGATGCACCAAAGAAAGTAAGTTCGACGAATTTAATGATAAGAATCTTTTTATCTGGTACAGATACAGGTATACCAGATGATGATGATTTCAGAATAGTTTTTCTTGTAGATTCACCAAGAGATGTTAATGATGATATTTGTGTAAATAATAATTATGCATCGGCGGATTTATCCATAACAGATACTGGAAACTTAATCTTCATTGAAAATAAATTACCAGTAATGCGATCTAGTGAACAACAAGAAGATATTAGATTAATATTACAATATTAGGAATATAACATGACTACAGCAACAGATGGAAATTTTAACATATCTCCGTATTATGATGATTTCGATGATACTAAGAATTTTTTAAAGATTCTTTTTCAACCTGGTCGTGCAGTACAAGCAAGAGAATTAACACAAATTCAAAGTATTTTACAATCACAATTAGGAAAAGCGGCCGATCACTTCTTAGCGGATGGCACACCTGTAATTGGTGGCGATGTACGTATTAATAATACAAAACAGTACATTACATTATCTGCGTATGACTTAGTAGAAACTGGTTATAATATAACAAGTCTTAAAGGTCGTGCTATTTTAGGTGCATCTTCTGGTGCTACTGCTTTGGTAGAAGAATATCATCCAGATCCAGTGAATAGTAATATAATCTATATTACATTAAACACAACAGATTTTGTTAATGGTGAAACTATTAATACCACCGATGATGATACCCCGGCTGGTAAGCCACCATTATCTGCAGCGATTAATCTTAATGATGCTGTTGGTAATTTCGCAACATTTGGTTATGTCGATGCTGGCATTTACTATATTGATGGTAATTTTGTTCCTGTATATTCACAGAAAATCATCGTTGACCCATTCTTTACAGATCCTACAGAATCGATAGGTTTTGATGTACAGCAATTGATTGTGACATCGAATGATGATGATTCTATGCTAGATCCTGCTCATGGATTCTTTAACGCAAGTGCACCAGGTGCTGATAGATATAAAGTATCATTAGTGCTTATTACTGAGACTGATCATACCACCGCCGCTTCTGGTACTGAATTTATCAATCTTCTATATATGAGGAATGGTATTGTAGAGCGCAAGGTATCACGTACCGATAATGCAATATTGCAAGATACACTGGCTCGTAGAACATTCGATGAAAGTGGTAATTATACCGTAAGACAATTTGAAGCTTCAATACTTGAGGCTAGTCCGTTCGATTCATCGGATGATGATGCTACATTTGTTGTTAAGATAGATCCAGGTAAGGCCTATGTTTATGGGTTTGAACAGGAAACTATTGCTCCAATATATGTATTTGCCGATAAGACTAGAGAATTTGAAAGAAAGAACAACGCGTCTCTCATTAAAACTTTAGGTCCATACTTCACTCTATTGGATGATGCCAATAAGTATTGGAACTTTGATGTAAATAATAACGAAGAGATTGAATTAATGTCGGATCTTGATGGTGCTGGGTCAGTCATTGGCGAATCTAGAATTAAGTCATTGGATTTTTCAGATCGTATTATGATGATTCACAAATTCACCGACCAACAGGCATTAACACGTTCTGTTAAATCGGTTCGTTCAAAATTAAACACAAATACTGTATATGCTAACATTACACAATCAAATAATAATGGTGTAATTTCCGGTACTGCTGGTAGTAATGATACATTAATATATGAAACGGCGGATTATGCATTAAAGGCTGTGGTACCTGATGAAACTCATTTTACTACAACAAAAGCATTCAATTCAATCACACGAGTTGGTGATACATTTACAGTATCATCTGGTTCTAACTATAAAGGTTTAACCTCTATAGATTTTATTATAGATAAAACAACCAATAGCACGGTTTTAGCAGTAGCTGATTATTCCGTCGCTGGTTTAGGTACAGATACAATAATTATTACCGTGCCTAATGCACATGCTGTACAACAAATTGATGTATACACCGTAATGGCGGTATCGCAAATGAATGCGAAGAGCAAGACATTAACATCTTCTACCGACACACCATTGACTGCCATTGATGGGAATGTACCATATCCACAAATTTTATTATCCAATGTTGATGCAGTTGCAATAACGAGCATTATTGGTTTGGATGGTTTAGTCTATACATCGGACTTCGTGTTGAACACCGGCCAAAAAGATCATATCTATGATTATGGTTATGTAACATATACAGGTTCATCTTGGGTTAATCAAACATACACTGTCACATATGATTATTATGTTCATGGCTCGGCCGGTGCATATTTCTCCGTTGATAGTTACCCTACATATGAGAGCATTTTAGATTATAATAAAGAATTATCCGGTGATAAAGTTAGTTTAAGAGATTCATTAGACTTTAGACCAGCGATCAACAGATTAAGTTCTGGTGATACAATGATTCCTCAATCAGACTCTATTCTATACGTAGACTATGATTACTACATACCAAGAATTGATAAAGTTTATATTGATTCTGCCGGTACTTTTGGTGTTAATAAAGGTGTCGCTGATTTGAATCCGTATACACCCAATGATATTGAAGGCGTTATGTCCGTGTATGAATTATACATACCAGCATATATCTTTAATGTATCGGAAATTACAACTAAGTATATTGAAAATAAAAGATATACAATGCGCGATATTGGTAGGTTGGAAAAACGAATCGATAATTTAGAATACTACACATCATTAAGTATACTTGAATCTGACGCGATTGATATTGAAATTAAAGACGCGAATGGTCTAAATAGATTTAAGAACGGTATTATTACCGATAAATTTACAGGTCATGGTGTTGGTGATACAGATAATCCAGATTACTGGGTTGCGGTAGACCCTAAAAATCAAGAAGCGCGACTACCATTTACTCAAAACTTCATTAGTATGGAACCCGCACCAACGAGTATTGTTGGATCAGAGGAAGATAATAATGTTAAGTACCACCCTAATATTGTAACACTATATTATGAAGAGACTGGTCTTATCTCTCAACCACTGGCTTCAAACATTACGAATATTACACCTTATGAAATATTCTACTATGACGGTAATATTATATTAAGCCCTGATTCAGATCAATGGGTTGATACAGATACTGCCCCTGATCTATTAGTGAATTTTGCCGGTAACAGTGATAACTGGAAACAACCATCTGGTTGGAGCACTGAATGGGGTTCATGGGAGACTCGTATTACTGGCACAAGCACTACAACACAAAATATTGAAGGCATTGGCGGTAATGGTGATGGTGGCCCTCTATCAATTAGAACAAACACTACAACCTCTAGAGAATCTACAAGATCTGGCATAAGTTCTAGAACGGTACCAGAGACTATTACTCGTGAAATGGGTGATCGTGTTACTGATGTTTCTTTTTCTGCATTTATGAGATCAATCGCTATTTCATATACAGCGACTGGTTTAAAGCCAAATACAACATTCATTTCTAAATTTGATGATGTTGATGTATCCACCCACTCAACCGGTTTATTATCGGATAGTGCAGGTGAAGTTACGGGGGTATTTACTGTCCCGGCCGCTACATTTAAAACTGGTCGTAGAACATTCACATTAATTGATAGAGACTCTTCACCAACCACATCGGCTAGTAGAGATTTTGAAGCGAATGGTTTAATTCAAAATAAAGAAAGAACCGTTGCTTCAGTTACTTTCCTAACACAGGAAACTAGAATTGTGGAAGAAACGAGGCAGGAGGCTAATCAAACAACATCAGTTACTCGTGCAACGGGTGGTGGTTCACCTCAACCGCAACCAGAGATTAGTGCTGCCATGATGGGTGGTGGTTCAGGATTATGTGGTGGTGCGGCTGGTTATACAGCAAGTACTGGTGGTAATACGGGAAGTCCTACATTACCTGGCATTACATCCACTTGGACAGCTCCAAGCGATGGTATAGTCACAGTCACAGTATCTGGCAACAGTATGGTTCGACCAAGTCTCGGTTGTCACCATGATGGTTGTTCAACATGTGGCCCTATCGGAAATACATTCTATTGTGGTTCCGACACATCAACATTCACACCATCGGGTGGTTCTTCCGCATTTACCAATGGTGGTGCATTATCGGCTACTGGTGGTAGATATATTAAAAATAATTGTAATGGCTCTCAAACAGGTGAGGTTACTAGAACGGATACAATGGATACTAGAACATACACTGTTCAAGCCGGTGATACAGCGACGGTATTTATTGCACCTTCCGCTTCTGAAGTAACTCAACAGGGTGGTGTTTCTTACTGTTATGGTTCGCCATCTTTAGGTATCAGTCCAGATAATTTCAATGGATCACCTACCGTATGTATTAGATATCAAAACCCACCAGCTCCACCGACTAATTCGGGCGACCCATTAGCACAATCATTCTTTGTATCTGGTATGGAGGGTGGAACATACGTGACATCAATTGATGTTAAATTCAAAACTATTGCAACCGATAATCGTCATTGCTGGTTAAGAATTCAAGAGATGGTTAACGGCTTCCCTGGCACTATAATACTTCCATACTCTGAAGTATCTATGACACCTACACAGATTGTTACTCAACAAGAAATGGAAAATGTCCCATTAACTGTTGCTGACTTCCACGCGATGACAGCGACTGGACCAGGGCCAACAACAACATTTACATTCAGTAACCCGGTATATCTTCAGAATAATACAGAGTATTGTTTTGTACTCGGTTCTGGTAATAATGAATATGAAGTATTCACCGCTAAATTAGGTGAAAGATCAATTGATGCGACCGGTACTAAGGGTGCTAGAATTTCTAAACCACCTTATATTGGTTCTATGTTTAAATCTCAGAACCAATCTACTTGGACTGCAGAGCAAGAATATGATATTACATTCAATATTAATAGAGCTAAGTTCAGTCAACAGGAAGGTACTGTAAATCTATTCAATGAAAGCTTCATTGGAACTAAAGATGTTACTACCATCATGCCAACGGCTGAATTACTAGAGATGAATAATACTTCTTTAAATTGGGAGATTGAATTCAAAGAAGGTTCTAATGAATTAGGTACTGATTGGATGTCGATTGATAACTACTCCAACAAGAACTTTGATAATGTAGTAACACTCGATGGAACTAACGCAGCACCTTCTGCGGCTCAACCTATTTGGATGAAGGCTAAAATTAAATCAACCTCGGATAATGTATCACCAATGATTAATTTAAACAGAGTTGGTGTAGTTGCGGTAAGTAATGTGGGTACAACGGGTTATAGATGTACATTGGGTGGTAATGCTTTACCAGAAATTGGTACAAAGGTTGAATGTGATGCACTGGCTGGTACTTGGTCTATTGAATCACCATCAATTCATCTTGGTGCATATTACACAAAACGTGTAACACTGGATAATCCTGCCGAAGACTTAAAGGTTTATGCAACTATAAATCTTGAACAAGGTACTGATGTTACTGGTTATTATACTACAGGATCTGCAATCAAACGAAGAATTACAATCGATACATCGGCTTATTTAGCGAATACTTGGGAAAAATCATACATTTATTTCTATAATAGCTTCCCGGCCGCGGGCACAGCACCTGGAACAAAAGCTTATGCTACACGTTCTAGAGATGCTGGAGTGTCTAATGAAGAACGGTTGTACCTACAGAATATTGACGATACACCACAAATTAAGTTTGGTGGATATATTTCAATGGTTGATCTCACAAGCTCAGTTGCTTGGGATGTTGTTGATACTTATATTAAAGGTGATATAGTAAAAACCGCGGCAAATACATTCTATGTATGTATCGTGGACGCAACCGCAGGTATTGAACCTGGCGTGAGTACAGTACCACCTTGGTCGGATCATTGGACTCTAATTCAATTGACTCAGATTAAATCAAACAGTATTACTTCAGATATTGGTTCACAACAGGCCGGAGTTGATTCTGGTTTAGATGAAGAATCACCTATTGATTATCTACCAATGATAAAAGAGGTGAGCACAACTAAAGTTAAATCATTAGGTCAATCGAGTACTACAAATACCGCCGGGTGGCAGGAATATGAATTTGCTCCATTAGATCCAGTTGAAGACCCATATGAAATATTTGCGATAAAATTAGTATTTACTACTCAGAACCTGGCGTTCACACCTAAGATAAGAGACTTTAGGGCAATCGCTGTAAGTTAATGAGACTTAAAGTAGAGGGTAACCCCAATATAACTAAAGATGCTAGAAGTGGTTCATTGATAAGCTCCAATAAAGCTTATCTTGAACATCAAGAACAAAAGAAAAGAATGGCTATTAATGATTCAAATGTTGCCGAGAAAGATAGTGAAATAAGAAATCTTAAACGAGAACTGAATCAATTAAAAGCTACTGTCAATAGTATTTTATCTAAAATAAATTAGATAAATACATATAAATAGATATAACAATATTGGAGAAATAAATGGCACAAAGAAAAATTAGTGAATTGCCTTCATTATCAACACCTGATGGAGCTGAAGAGCTTGTAGTTAATGACTCCGGTGTTAGTAAGAAGGTAACGATTGCAAACGCGGTGGCGAACACCACCCCTAAAATTCATACACATACTGTATCGAATATTACCGATGCTGGTAATACAGCCACTTTAGATCTTGGCACCATTTCTGGTACAGTATCTGAAGGTGATCATGCTCACACCGGTATTTATGAGGCCGCTGATGTTACAATCCTTAAGGATGCAGATATTGGTGTTAATGTTCAAGCCTATGATGCTACAATAGTTGTAGATGCAGATATTGGTGTTAATGTTCAAGCCTATGATGCTACAATAGTTGTAGATGCAGATATTGGTGTTAATGTTCAAGC